TGGAGATAGCCGCGTATTGCTATATGATGTGGCTCAGACTCCCAAAGCTTTTTCTAAAGGTAGTTACAATGCCGGTTTAAATAAGGTAATGCATCACGTTAAGAAAGATAAGATGATGTTTTTTAACTCCAAAGACAAAGGCGCTTCTAAAAATGGATTCAACCAATTTTCCTCGATGGACCTCTCTCAAAAAGGTGTGATTCAAGATCTCTTTAATGGCCTTGCTGTTATTGAAGACCTCGCCAGTAAATTTGTGGGAATATCCCCAGAGCGTGAAGGGAATGTTGGACAATACCAGACTGCCAATGGAACGGATGCTGCTATTCGTGGAAGTGCTGCCAGAACGGAAGTGATCTATACTCCCTTTGATGAATTTATTCAGGCATTGCTTGAAAAAGTATTGGTTAAGATGCGCCAGGATTATCCTGAAGGAGAAGTGATCACTTATATCTTCGGGGAAATGAAGACGAAGTTTATCAAGCTGTATAAAGATTTCTTTGAAGCTGACCTTGGACTTTTTCTTGCTGATTCCAGGAAAGATAAGGCTGCTGCAGACAGAATTGATGCTGCTGCAGACAGAGCCTTAGGATCTATCTGCTGGAAACACTCCAGATATGGTTATGGGATTAATTGAAGTATTCGAAGGGGAATCCGCTTCTGAAAAGAAAGCGGTATTCCAAAGGATGGTAAACTCTATGGAAAAAATACGTGAAGCTGCTGAGGCTGCAGGAGCAGAACAAGCTAAAGCTGAAGCTGCTGCTAAGCAAGCTATTATTGACACTGATATCCTTAAATCCAGAGAAGGAAATGATACTGAAATACAAGTAGCGAATATTTATGCGGACAGTAAGTCCAAAAGCACCAATATGAAAAACGATTCTGATGAGCTTCAATTAGCTGCGGAACTAGCTAAAGAGGAAGACGAAAAAAAGAGCGATAAAGGGAAATAATCGACTAACCCTCAATTCCTAATAATTAAATTCATAGATTTGTTAACATAATATTAAAGAAATGGCAAAAGAACAAGAACAAACGAACAACTCAAACGAAGATTTAAATGATATCTTCAATTACAATCCGGAAGATAATCAGGAAGAAGAAGAAGATTACTCCGATTACGACGGATTGGCAAATGAGCAAAAAGTAGCTACTCCTGAAGTGGATGAAGCTGCAGAAGCGGATTCCCCTCTTTTTCAAGAGAAGAAAGAAGATGAGGTTCCAGAAGGAGGCCCTACGGTTACGGAAGATGATCTTGCTGATTTAAATGCTAAGCTCGGTACAGACTACCAGACGGTTGAAGAACTGAAAAGCTTCTTGAATAAATCGGATGCTGTCGATGAGACTGCTTCGGAGGAAACAGAATTAACCTCTGCGGAGAATCAGATTGAATTCTATGGCCCCTTGCTTGATCAGACTATCACGAATGACGAAACCCTTATGCGTAGAGAGTATGAGGCTGTTGCCAGGGGTGAAGGAAAGAAGCTTGCTGATGAAGATACTCAGTATGAGATCAATGATAAAATTCAAGAGCTTATAGATTCTAAACAATTAGATCTAAGAGCCGACAAGCTGCGAGGTGAGTTAAAAACAGCTGTATTAGATCCAGCGTTAAAAGTAAAAAGTGATGTTGAGAAATCCCGTACGGAAAGAACGGAAGCTCAGCAAAAAACCGATAAAGAGACTCTGCAGAATGAATTTGCAGAAATCTTCAAGAGTAAGAATTTCTTTGGTATCGTTCCTGAAAAGGAAAAGATCGAGGAAGCTTACAAAAGAGTAACCTCGGGTGATTATATCCAGAAGTTGCAATCTGATAAAAAAGCACTAGCTAGGACGGCCATGATGGAAGCTTACTTCGATGAAATAAGTAAGAAGACCTCTAATGGATCATCTTATAGCGATGGTGTACGTTCCGTTGTCGATGAGTTTAAATCTCGTCCTGACAAGAGCTCCGGAGCAGACATCGTTAAAGCCCAGAAAAAGGGCACAGCTGGTGGCGCAGATGCATCTAAAGGACTCATGGCGAGTTTGTCTAGGTAGTTAAGCTGGCAATGCCGCTAACAGCTAGATTTTTATTTATTTTATGTTGCCCCCCTACAACCTAACAGCCAATGGTAGTGAAGTTTTGGGATTTTTTAAAAACAATTATTTACTAAAAAATCTAAAACAAAAATTATGGGTGTTTTATTAAGAGGATCTGAAGAAAGATTCAATCCGCAAATCCACACAGAAGCAAATTCATTGACTACGTTAATGAAAAAAGACTTCGCAATCGCAAGAAAGACGTTTGATCTTTTCAATAAGTACAACAAATTCCAGTCTTGGATGTATTACACTGGACGTGTAAACCAGGGCTTGAAAAAAGGAAAAATGAAAGCCGCGTCTTCTGATATCAACGACAATGCTTACCGAATTTCTTATGAAGGTATGGACATCTTACCTGCATACTCTTTCGGAGGTGCTTCTTTCGGAGGTTGGTTTGATAGCGCCAATCCATCACCAGATATGACCGCCAATGGCGTGACTAACTTAGGTACTATTACCGCCGGTTTAGACAACATAGCAACAAACACTCGCTGTTCTGTTTCTGTGAAGCACGACCCGGCCAATGGTATTTATGGTGATAAATTTAACCCGAATGACAGGGTGAACTTAGACAACGGTCTAGGTATTACGATCATCTTTACCCGAAAGGGAAGACGTGCTTCAACCAATGACCATTATGTTTATGATGGAAAAACCATCGGACCTGCAGCGCTATTTAGTGCCTCTCACTTAACAACCGGTAAAGTATTTACTGAAATCGGTTCTGCTTTCGGTGAAGGTTCTATGAAAGGTAGCCAAAGGGTTGCCCGTAATGAGTGGAGAATAAATTATTCTTTTATTACTCGTTATTCCTTGACTATGACCGGTTCTGCTAAAAAGCAGAAAATTGCTCAGATCTACAACAGTGAAGCCCGTGATGATAAGTCTTGGGAATTTGCTGAAGTACTTAGAGGGGAGAAAATCTTTAGAATGCTCAATGAGCAAGGTCTTAGATATTCTCGTATCTCTATGGATCCGGCTACTCACTCCTGGTATGAAAACTACGGAACCAATGAGTTGACCGTAGATGGCTTTAATGCTGAGGTCTGGGATTACGGCTCCAGTAATTGGTAATGGTTGGATTCCTGAGATTCAGGATAACGCCACCTTCGATTACAACCCGAACAACGGACTAGGCCACAAGCTTATTGAAAGTATGACCAACTTGCTAGCTACTCGTAGCCCTGCAGGAAGTTCAGGAAATACCTTTATGGCTATTGGCGACCGTATAGGCCGTACCGCTTTTGATGCTGGTATGAAATTGCTTTTGCAATACGATCAGTCAAGTGCTACTTCTGGATCATCTAACATTGTTTACAATGTTGCGACTGGACAGGAAATGACACTTGGTTTTGAGGTCACTCAATACAACTATCTTGGGAATAAATTTATCTTCATCGAAGATGAATTGTTCAACCATCCAGGTCTTTATGATATGAATGGTGGAATGGTAGGAAGTGGTAACATCTATATCTTAAACACTACGGAAGTAGAAGGAGTTCCAAACTTCGAGGTATTATCTCGTCAAGGGAGAAACCTGGTTAAGAAAACTGTAGGTGGTATGCATTCCTTTGATCCTGTAGAAGATGCTGGTAGCACTGCTGCTTCCGGATTCGATGGTTGTGTAATCCACATGCTTTCTGAGCTTATGGCAGTACTTTACGATGTGAAGTCTTGTGGTATCTTGAAAGCTTCTGCAGCTTGGGCTGGTGGAGAATTAGCAGGTCACGAACTTGCTGGTCAGCAAGCTTATGACTTCACTTTTTAGGAAGTTTATTAATAACCAAAAACTCCCTTCACGAAGAAGGGAGTTTTTATAATTTTTTGTATAAAATGGAAACAACAGAAAAACAATTAGCCGTTGTCAAAGACAGCGGGCATTTAAAGGGAATTTGGAGATTAAATTACACGTTAATTAATCCCAACGGTATTGCCGGCTTTGGAGGTAAAATGCTTGCAAATTACCCTGATGCCGTAACGGGGAAAGAACGTATTCTTTTAGATCCTAACGGACAGGAGCAGGCCGGGTATCACATCAACCATACCTCTCAGGACTTTGATCCGGAGCGGAATCCTAAGCACAGGCTTATCATAGACTGGCTTATTGGTTCTCCCGAGGTTACGGTTCCTATGAATCAGGTTCGTATAGACAAGAGATACGCTGAGCATAAATTATCGAATAACAGAGCCAAATTAACTAATTTAGATCACCAGGATCTATCTTCTTTAGACGATGAAGAAACGATTGATAAGGTCGTTGGAATAATTGTTTTGGATGGTGGTCCAAAAGCATTAGGCATAGATAAGTTGAGGTTTATCTTATCGCGACTAAATCTTACCTACTATGATTTAAAGCACGTTTCGGATCCTACCACAGAGAAGAAAAAGCTGCGTAAGAAATTGAAAGATTTTATCAGGACTTCCCTGAAGAATGCCAAAGCTGTAGAGGATGTTATCGAAAACCTCGACGAAGCTAAATTCGTTTATGAGATCAAGGAGATGATCCGTTTGGATATCCTTCAAATCAACAACGGAATGTATATGTATCACGGAAATCAGATCGGGATCTCTTTTGAGTCTTTGATGAAATATTTCAAAGACAATGTAGAATTCTATACTGAGCTTACCGGAAAGTTATATTCAAAACTCAAAAAATAACCCATGGACTATACTCTCAAAGAAGTCGATGAAAAGTTAAAGCAGTTTGTGGACAAAGTGGAAAGCGACTACTTCCCTTTGCCCATTCTGCTAAGTCACTTTGAAACTGCGGCTTTAAAGTTTATTGGAGAGAAGTTGAGAATATTGGAAAAAACACAAGAGGTGGTCGATGATATTCGGCCACTTATTATTCCCGGCAATCTCCCCATTACTGAAGACCCTAATGACACCTTGCGATATGTCGCTGGTGTTCCTATGAATTACCTTCGTCTTGTGAGTTACGATATCCTCTATGTTGATGGTACTAGATGCCGAAGGGCAGATTTAATGAAGCAAGCGGAGTATAAAAATGCGCTGATAAATCCAACAAAGCAACCTACAAAGTATTACCCTATTATTCTCCAGGAGAACAACTTGTTTCAGATAGACT